CTGAAATTCAAAGCTGATAGTACATATACACTACCTACAAGTGATGCTGAACACCAAACGTTCATCACTGCTTCTACAGGTGATTTTGATGGCGCTACTGAAGTTGCTGGAATTAGAGAATTCCCATCTTTCGGTAAACCAGCAAATATCGTAAATGTACCTCAGTACGGTCAATCGGTAAGTTCTCAAATTCAAGGACAAGCTGATGCACCTACTCTTGAGTTTTCTTTGAACTACGTTCCTGGAACTCATAATGCACTACAAGCATTAGTTCAAGACGGTAATACTTATGTATTTCAGTTAGATGTTAAAAATGCTTCTACTGGCGATAATGCAGCGTTTTACGTAAAAGGTCAAATAGCTTCTTTTGAAGTAACTCCAAGTTTAACTGATTCTAATCAGGCAACTTTGACGTTATCAACTTCAACTGACTATGTTGGTCCATTTGCTGACGCATAATAAATAAAATTCTTTATGGGGGTGTTTAAAAGCACCCCTGTAATAGAATATACATAATAGGAAAATAAAATGGATAATTTATTAAAGAAGTTTAATAAATATTATGTACTTAGAATTACATCTCTACATATTAAAAAAGCTATTGATAACTCAATTAGAAAAACATATGATAGATTAAAAGATGTTGATGATAAAGTAGAAGTATTTGAAACTTTAGATGTCTTACATAAAATTAGAAAGATTATGGAAGATTTTGAAAATAATAATAAACACTTATATAATAATACAAAGGATAAAAAATAATGAAACATATTAAAATTATTGATATTAAAAAAACAGTAAAATTTATGGATCAAGATTTGGAAATTAAACAATTAACAGTTAAAGGTGTTAAAGATCTACAAACAACTTTAGATAAAAATACTGATGCTACTATGGATGCTGTTAAAACATTAGCTGTAATATTTAAAGCAACTGTAGTTGGTGCTGAAGATATGGCTGATGAAGAATTTGAAAAGTTTCCAATTGAACCACTAACTAAACTATCTAATGAAATACTACAATTCAATGGTTTAGGTGCTGGTGATGATAAGGGCAATCAACTGGGGAAGTAGAAATAGCAGAATATGATATGGCATTTAATCTAAAAATAACTATGGATGAACTATATAATATGAGTTCAAAAGAATACATGGGTTGGGTTGAATACTTTAATAAAAGGCCAAATGGTTGGCAAGAAGATCATAGAACTGCTCTATTACTTCAAACTACTTATCAAGGATCTAAAAAAGTTGATTTTACTGAATATTTTCCTTCATTAAAAATAGTTCATAAAGCTAATAATAATAAGGTAAATAAAGCAAAAAGCTTTTTATCAGAATTACAAGGTATGTCTAAATCTAAAAAGAAGATAGATCTTGATTAATATATAATGTTTCTATGGGGTATCAGGTACTAAGATATCCCTTAGATTCAAACGTACGACCACTAAAACAAACGCAAATAATATAAAAACAAAGGAGCCTACTATGGGAATTAAAGTAACTGGTATAACAAGCAGTATCATTAATTTAAGTAAGGCTATTAATAAAAGCGTTGAAACAGAATTAAGAACAAGAGCATTAAAAGCATTAACAGATGTTAAATTACAAACACCTGTTGACTTAGGTATAGCAAGAAATAGTTGGTATATAGGCTATAGTGAACAATACGTTAATGCAAAAGAAAGACCAACAAGTATAACAATATTAGCACCTAAAGATAAACCTACAAAAATAGTAGTTACTAATGGTGTTGAATATATAGAATTTTTAAATAATGGACACTCACAACAAGCACCTACAAAATTTATAGAAACTGCATTTAAAAGATATTTTGATGAGGTAGTTGTAGAGGTAGTAAAAAATTAACCGAAAATAATTAACACATAGATTGTTATTAATTTAAGGAAATAAAGATATGGCTGTAAAGCTAGATATATTCGCTAATGTTAAAGGAACTAACAAAGTAGATTCTTTAAACAGAGGCGTAAATAAATTAGGTAAAGAAGCTACAGTTGCTGCAACTAGAATGAAAAACCTAGAAGTTGCTGCTGCTAGATCTAGAGCAACATTTTCTGCATTAGGTAATGTTCTTAAGGGTGCAGTAACTGTTGGTTTAGGTGCTGTTACATTAGGTATTGGTAAATTTGTAAAAGATACATTTGCTGCTGGTAAATTAACTGAATCACTACAAGTAAGGTTTAAATTGTTATTTAATTCAGTTGAAGAAGGTGCAAAAGCATTTGATGTAATGAACAAATTTGCTTCTAAAGTACCTTTCTCACTTGAAGCTATTGCTGCAGGTTCTGGTAACCTAGCTGTTATATCTAAAGATGCAAATGAATTATCTAAAATATTAGAAGTAACAGGTAACGTTGCTGCAGCTACAGGTCTTGATTTCAGACAAACTGCTGAACAAATTCAAAGATCATTTGCAGGTGGTATTGCAGCTGCTGATGTATTTAGAGAACGTGGTGTTAGAAATATGTTAGGTTTTGCTGCCGGTGCTAAAGTATCAATTGAAGACACTCAAAAGAGATTCTTTGAAGTATTTGCTAATGGTGGTAAATTTTCTCAAGCAACAAAAGACTTTGAAAATACACTAGAAGCCCAAGTATCATTTGTAGGAGATGCTTATTTTAGAATAAGACAAGAAGCTGCTAAACCATTGTTTGCAGGTGTTACTAGACAAGTTAGAGAATTAGTAGGTGATTTTAAAAAGAATGATGAACAAATAAAGAAATTATCTCTTAGTATAGGTAGGGGACTTGCAAATGCATTTAAAAAATTAGGTGATTTTATTAAGTTTGTTATTGCAAATATGGATGAATTAATTCTTGTAGTTAAAGCATTTATAGGTATAAAAATTATAGGATTTTTAGGTAATTTTGTTAGTCAATTAGCATTATTAGTTATTAATTTAAAATCTGCAAAAACAGCTGCAGTTGGTTTAAATGTTGCATTAAGAGCCAACCCTATTGGTATAGTAGTAACAGCTTTACAAGGATTAACTTTAGCTGCATTTTATTTTAGAGAAGAAATTAAAGCTGTTAGTGAAGAACTAATGAAAAACTTTAATGAAAATCTTCTTAAAATTAAAAAGACATTTTTACAATTTAAAAACTTATTTAAAATTGGTAATAAAGATGTTAATACTGAAGGAATAGAAAAGATAAATCGTGAATTAGATGGTACTGCTCAAAAATGGAGAGAAGCTGCAGATGCTAGAGATGCATATAAAGAAAAATCTCTTAAACAAAAAGGTATGGCTGATAGGTTTCAAAATTTTGAAGGTGCTAATCCAAGAGGTGATATGCGTAAAGCTGAGAATGAAGCACAAATGGCATATATCAAGAAAATAAATGATGCACAAAATAAAGCTTGGAGCGAAAATAAAAAGAAAATAGTTGAAAATGCTACAGCAAGAGCAGAAGCAGAAAGACAAGCTTTAGAAAATATTAAACTATACAGAGAACAACTATCAAATGTTGGAATTGATGCTAAAGGTATTGCTGATACAATTTCTACCACTTGGCTAGAGGGTTTAAGAGAAGGTAATTCTTTATTAGAAATTACTAAAAATACTTTCAGAAATGTATTAAATACTATTGCTGAAACAATGTTACAAAAAAGTATTGAGTATGGAGTAGAACAAATATTCCAAGCTTTATTAGGTAACAGAGTTAGTATTGAAAAACAAGTAACTAAAGAAAAAACTAAACAATTAGCAATTCAAGCTGCTATTACCGCAATGGGCGGTGGTGGAGGCGGTGGAGGTGGAGGTCCTGGAGCTGCTTTCAGTAATGCATTTGGTATGAATGAAGGTGGAATTGTTCCAGGTGGAGCACCTTATACTGATAGAGTTCCAACTATGTTAACACCAGGAGAGCTGGTTGTACCTAGAAAGAACTTTAATGATGTTGCTAAAGGAAATAGTTCGAATATAACTAATATTAATATAAGTGGTAATGTGGATCAAAGATCAATTGATCAAATCCAAGGAATAATAGCACAATCATCTGCACAAGTAGGTGGCGCTAATAGAACATACCAATCAAACACTAGAGGTGTTAGAGGAAGGAATAGATAATGGCTGATAGTTCAATATTTAAATATGCTAATGACATATCAATTAATAGAAGTACTAAATCTGGTAGATCAGTAACAACTGGAGGTTTTGCTAGAACTCATAGATTAGGACCTACTATATATACTATACAAGCTAGTTTACCTATATTAAGTGAAGAACAATATCAAGAAGTTGAAAATGAATTGTTTGAAATGGAAGATGGTATTAACTTTTTAACTGTAAACGTAAGTTCTAATAATGGTAATAGAATTATGTCTAAAGGTACAGTTCCTTTAAAATCTGGTGAAACAAATATTAAAGTTATTAAACAAGATTATTCTAGATTAAATCAATTTACTATAGTTAATTTAGAACCTAACAATAATGATATATTTAGAGTTGGTGATTTTATGCAGTTTGATAATAACGATAAAGTTTATCAAATATATAAACCTGTTGGTGAAACTGGTGCTAAATTTAAAACATCTCCTGCTGGTACAGTTAGAGTTAGATTATCATCTCCTATTATTTCTAATATAGGAATACCTACTGCTAGTTCTTTAGGTTCTTCTAAAGATTATTATTTAGTAAGTGGTAAAGGTGATGAAGTAGAACAAGTAAGTTATAATTGGATTACTACAAGTTCTGGTACAGATGTTGGTAAAATAATATTTAAAGATGCTAATACAAATGCACAATATTATTATGCTGATGGAACACCTGCTGAATTATGGATTAGAGATAGTTATTATACTACAAGTGAAATTAGAACAGTAGCAAATCAAGGTATTGCTGGTAATTATAGTGGTCATAGTTCTTTAACTCAAGCTCAAACAGATCAAAATAATAAATTAGGTCAAATTTTATCTAATGTATTAAATAGTGGATCATGGAATAATGGTACCTTAACTTGGGATTTTAATGTTCCTAATGTAAGAGCTGAATTAGTTATAACTACTGCTACTGGTCAATCTATGACAAATGAAACAGTTATTACTACTATTATCAATCCTTATCAAGACGGTTTATTAACAATTAAGGATCAGAATAATAATATACTTTTAGATACTTCTGGAAATGCTATAACTATAACATTACCAAAATCATTAACTGATGCTAATGAAATTTATAATTATCTAACAAGTGATATTATGGGTTCAAATTCAACTCATCCTGTAAAAACATTAGGTGTATGGAGTTCAGTTGGAAGTGGATATTTTCCAGAATTTTATGGTGAAACTGATAGTAATCACAGAGGTAAAATTAATATTAGATGGGGTGCTGAATATGATGGATCTATAATAGAATTTACTACTGCTGTTGGAACTGTAGGTATTGATTATAATAACTATGAACCATTAAATGAAACAGTAAATACTTTTGGTTCAAATTTTATTACAATTGAAAATTCTAATAATACTTATGTAGCTGGTGAATATTTACAACCTGCAAGAAATTTCTTAAGTACTTCTTATGTTCAAAAAATATTAAATGTTTCTGTTGTTGGAACAACTACTACAATTAATTTTGATACAACATTTAATAATAGCATGAGTGGATGGAGTTCAGGATATGAATTAATGCGTCATGAAAATGATGATACATCTAATGGTACACATCTTTTAAAAGAAATACGAGTATCAGCACAAGCTAATTTATATACTAGTTCTGCTAATGTATTAATGGGTGATGATGTTAATATGAAATTAATGTTAACTGAAAAACCGTCAGTAACAATTATACCTAAAGATGAAACACAAAATTTATATCAATTTAATTCATTTGAATTTACGGAGGTTTTATAATGGCTAGATCGCTTACAAACCAACATACAGATAATACAGGAGGATATCCTGTACAGTTTGTTGTGGTTCAACCAGATGCTGATGATAATAATACATTATATTTAAATACATCACATAGAAAATTAGAATTAAGACACAATCTAATGGATAAAATCACTTATCCAGCTGCTGGTATTTTAAATTTAACTGCTGTTGAAGAAACAAGAGATGTTAAAACAAATCAAATAACTGTAGAATTAAATGGTGTACCAAATACAATTGTTCCTATTTTAAAAAAATATGATGGTATTGGTGGTATTGTAACTATTTATCAAGGTTGGTTAGATGAAATGGATCAAGATTTATCTGAATTAAGTCCTGTTAAAGGTATTTATATTAAATGGAAAGGTGTAATTCAATCACATTCTGTTGATGAAGAAAATCAAAACTTTGGAGAAGTTAAAATAAGTTTAGAATGTAAAAATATATTATCTACTATTTTAGGAAGTAAACATGGTAGATTTACATCTGATAGTTCATTTAAAAGAACTTCAAATAATGATAGGTCAATGGAGTTTATAGCTGCTATGGCTACATTTAATCCAAAATTTGGTAAAGAAGAATAACTAAGGATATTAAATATGAAAATAAAAATGGCGAATGAAAATGATATACAAAATTGTGTATCCGAATTAATGACAGGAATGAACGAATTCTCTCAATTTAAAGTTAAAGGAGTATTTGTAACTGCTAAACATTATGAACAATTAGTTAATTTATGTATTAAAAATGGCATGGTAATACTTGCTGAGGAAAATAATAAAATTGTAGGATCTATAGCAAGTTTGTTAAATACAAATGTTGTTACAGGTTTAAATGAATTAATAACTGCTATAAATTGGGTTCATCCTGATAGAAGAAATAGTTCAATATTCTATAGAATGCATAAATTATATGAAAGAGAATATAAAAAATTAAAACAACAAAATAAAATAGATAGAGTTTTAATGGCTAGTTTACCTAATAAAACAAATATTAAATTTGAAAAGTTAGGTTATCAAGTTGCTGAAACTACTTATGAATGGAGGTCCTAAATGGCTGCTGCTGTACCCTATATTTTAGCTAATACTATCCAAGGTGCAATTATTAGATTTGCACTATCACTTGCAGTAACAATGCTTACACAAAAGTTATTTGGTGATGAACCTAATTTAGGAGACCAAAAAGATCCAGGAACTAAACAAAGAATACCTGCTGATCCATCTAATAAATTACCTGTAGTATATGGTAATGAAAGAATATATGGAAGTATTGTATATGCTGATATTACTGATGATAATCAAACTTTAGCATTTATAATTGCTTTATGTGAAGGTCCAATTCATAATATTAATGATGTTTACTGGGATGACTATAAATTATCTTTAAGAGATAATGGATGGGTTCATAATGCAACTCACTCTGATGGTACTACTGATAATTGGTTAAATGATAGATTAAAAATTGTTAAATATCCAGATGGTGGTAGATGTGCTGAAATGGAAGCATTTAGTCCTAAGTGGGCTACAAATGCTGAAAACAGACAAATGCCAGATGTTGCATATGCATATGTTGAATTAAAATATGATAGAGATAGACAAATTAGTGGTTTAACAGGTAAATTAGGTTTTAATATTGAAGGTAAATTAATTAGAACTATAGATTCAAATTTAAATTTATTAGGTCCAGAACCTAGACCAATTCCATTAAGAGATCAAATAAATTTAGATATATTCGATAAGAATTTATTATTTACTGATTTTAATGGAAGACAAATATTTGGTTACTTTTCTGGTGGAAGTATTAATATTAATTATAGTATTGGTAAAGGACATCAAAAAGTAATACCAGGAGGAACTTATCAAATTATTGATATGGGATTAGATCCACAAACAGGACAACCAGCTAGTATAAATGACTATTTAAATAATGGTACTACTTATGGTGCTGGTGCTGGGGCTATGGTTAAATTTCATTTTGTAGAACCAGGTGAACATCATACTGGAAACCATTATGCAAATAATTTATTCTTTCAATATTTTACACCTCAAAGTTATACAAATCCTGTGACAGGTGTTACTGTAGCAGATGATGGTTATAGATATATAAATGCTTTAGAAATAACAGACTGGGGTAGTAATTATAGTGCATCTTTTTCAGATCATGTTACTGTTTGGCTTGTATATACTTTTACAGATTTAGCAGGAACTGTTCATAAAAGAACATATCCACTAAGAACAGGTCATTTTAATGCGCCTAATCTTAGTACTGAATATGAAAAAGCTCAAAGCTTACTTAGTTCTTTTGCTCAACCATTTGGATCAGATCCATACAATTATGGATATAGAAAAAAGATAGATCCTTTAACTAGGCCTACTGATAGTGTAGGTAACGTATATGAAGGTGTTTATTTGGAACACCAACAATTTTTTACTGCTAAGGTTCCATATTTATTAGGAGAAAGTGCTAAAGGATATTACTCAGTTAACCCTGCAGAATGTTTATTAGATTATTTAACTAATCAAATATATGGTTGTGGTTTATCTATTACAGAAAATGATTTAGATTTACAAACATTTTATGATCATAAAGTATTTTGTGATGATTTAATTTCATATATTGATGAAGATGGTAATTCTGCTCAAAGTAAAAGATATGAATGTAATGGTTTTATAAATACAGGTGATGAAAAGGATTTAAATATATCTGATATAGTTAATAATTCACAATCTATATTTAGTTATACATTAGGTAAATTTCAAATGATATCAGATACAACTGGTAATTCTGTAAAAACTTTTGATGATACTAATATATATGGTGAAGTAACTATGGTTAATGATGGATTTAATTCTCAATTAAATGAACTTACTTTAAAATATAAAGCTAGAAGTCAAGAATATCAAGATGATCAAGTATTTTTCGATTATGAAGATAAATATTTTAATGAGCCTATATTATCAAAAGATATGAGACTTAAATTTATAGGAACTAATGTTGAAGCTGAAAGATTAGGAACTGTTATGCTTAATAAATCTAGAAGTACTAATCTTATATCTTTTAAAACAGATACAAATGCATTTAACCTACAAGTTAATGATGTTATTACAGTTAAAGATACTTATTATAATTTAAATACTAAACGTTTATTATATGCTAATTTATATAATACTAATAATAATGGTTTAGTTAATAATAATGTTATTGGACAATTAAGGTTTCTTGATCAAACTGAAGGTAAATATGTAAAATATAAAGATGGAACTGATGCTATTATTTCATTTCCATATAATGCTTCTACACATGAACAATTATTACCATTTTTTAAAGAATGTATTAATGGTCAATATGTAGATACTACATTTACATTAACTAAAGAACAAGAAAGACAAAATAATAAATTAGGTGAAATAATTAATCTAGTAACTAATAATGAAGATTATACTACTGGTGATACATATGGTGGTGGTTTTATATTTCATTTAAATGATTATTCACTTGTTCATAAAAATACTTCATTTAATGATGTTAGATTTAATAATATTACTAGTATTTATGGTACTAGTTGGATACTTGGTGTTGAAAATCATGGAACAAGAGATGGTTCTCAATTTAAGATAAATAGTATATCTGAAACTGAACTAGAGGGTGGCTTACAAGGTTATTATATTACTGCTCAAGAATATAATCCTGATGATTATGTAGTTGCTACGTTAACTGCTAAACCAAGTGCACCAGCTATTAATAGTACAAGAGGTTATTTAACTCTTGCTACTGTTAGTAACTTAACTTTAAATAATACTTATCCTAGTGCATCAATTCCATATATTGATATGTCTTTTGATGTTCCAAATGTAGGTAATATTGAAGGTATTGAAATATCTTATTCTGATACTGTTAATGGTAACAAAATATTATTAGGTGCTTTTAATTCACCTACAGGAAGTTATACTCCATTATCTACAAATCAATTAAATGTTTATGGTATTCCTACAACAGCTGATTTATATATTTGGATTAGAGCATATAATAATTATGCTAGAGGAGATTATTCTTCTGGTTTATCTGTTGGTGCTTGGAACCCTGCTAATGCTTCTAATAATATTGGAGCAGGTTCAGTAACTACTTCTTCAATTCAAACTGGTGCTGTTACAAGTACATCATTGGCTAATACTTTAGATTTAACTGGTAAAACAGTTATATTACCTGCTGATGCTGTTAAAGCACACACAGGAGAATGGGATAGTACTACAAAGACTGCTGATTTTACAATAACTAATACTGCATATTGGCAAGGATATTTTGTAGATACTACAAGTAATACTGTTACATTAACCTTACCTGCTTCACCTGATACTGGTGATATAATAAAAATTATAGATGTTGGTGCTAATGCTTCAACTAATAATATTATATTAGATGGTAATGGAAATAACATACAAGGTGTATCTAGTAATTATAATATTTCAACTAATAGATCTGGTACAGAATTTATATTCTTATCTGGTCAAGGTTGGGTATTAACTAACGTACATTAATAAACTTATATAGAATTCTTATAAGGCGTATAATAACCAAAAACGCCTTATAAATTCCTATAAGTATCCCTTACAGAATAAGTTTTATCCAACTTTTTGTAAAACTTCATTCTTTAATAATACATAGTAATTATAATAAATAAAAATATATAACCAAAGTTATATATAATAAACCTCATAAACTAACCTATAGGAGTAAAAATATGAGAATATCAAACATAAGACATTACCTTGGTGGTGCTGACTCTGTTATTGCAAGAGAAGTACTAGAGGGTAATCAATTCTTATTAAATGTTGATACAGATAATGATACTGATTTTAGCGATCCATCTGTAACATTTAATATAAACACAGAATTATTTACATCTACAGTTACTGAAAAGAGAAGTTGTATTAAAATTGACTCTCTTACTAAACATGGTGGTGCGTCTGTACAATCATATACAAAAACTGATTTAATAACTAATGCTACTACTGGATCATTTGATCTTAAAGTACCTAGTACATTATTATCAGATTTTGATCATGGTGGTAATACACACACAGCCACTCCAGATTCAACAACACCTTATATAGTTGTTATGAAACTTCAGTGGACTGTTGGTGAAGAAATTAAATCAATAAGGTTCTTATTTGTAATGAGATACCAACCAAAAGTTTAGGAGATAAAATATGTCTATAACAATAACTGACAAAAATAAAATTAAAGTCTCTATAGCTAATGGTGGTACAGGTCCAACTGGTTCTACTGGTGCTACTGGTCCAACAGGTCCTGCTGGTCCAATAGGTCCTAAAGGTGATATTGGTTCAATAGGTCCTCAAGGTCCAATAGGACAAATAGGTCCTCAAGGTATACAGGGATTAAAAGGTGATACTGGTGCTTCAGGTCCTAAAGGCGATCAAGGAGATACTGGTGCTACTGGTGCTCAAGGTATACAAGGTATCAAAGGTGATACAGGTCCTATGGGACAACAAGGTAATGCCGGTCCTCAAGGTATACAAGGTATAGAAGGTCCACAAGGTCCAATAGGTCCTCAGGGTGTTCAAGGTCCGCAAGGTCCTAATGCTGACTTATCAAATTTACCAACTGCTACTACATTTAATAATAATGACTACTTCTTTTACACAAAAGATGGTTCATTTGATGAATATAAAATTAGATATTCTGATCTATTTTTATCATTCTCTAATGCTAACTTATCTGGTGCTAATGCTTATACTGATCAACAAGTTGCTAACTTAGTTGATTCAGCACCTGAATTGTTAAATACATTAAATGAAATAGCTGCTGCATTAAATGATGATCCACAATTTGGAGCTAATTTAATAAGCTTAATTGGTACTAAACTAAACATAACTGATTTTGATTCAACTTTTGATACAAGATTAGGTCTTAAAACTACTGATAATTTATCAGAAGGTACTACAAATAAATATTATAGTTCAACTTTAGCTAATGCTGATATCGATACTAGAGTTAATAAAACATTTGTAGATGGTTTAAATGTTAATGCTGATACTTTAGATAGTCTAGATTCAACAGATTTTAGAAGATCTATTGGTAATACTTCAGTTACTTCTAATACAACATTAGTTGCTAATAATAACTATTTTGTTGATACTAGTTCTAACTCTGTAACATTAACTTTACCATTAAACCCTAGTTTAGGAGATGAAATTTACGTACTCCACGTAAATGGTAATTTAAATACTAATAATATTACAATTGCTGGTAATGGAGAGGACATTCAAGGACTGTCACAAGATATGGATATAGGATTAGAATTTGCTGGTCTTACATTAATATATGGTGGTACAACTGGATGGTTTATCAAACACAAATAATAACTTAATAATAATAATAATAAAAGGAAAACATAAAAAATGTCTACTTACAAAAACTTAAAATACAATCACTTAGCTACAGCCGCTCAAGGTGTCTTAGCTGATAGTGCAATTCAAGTTGTAACTGAATCTCATGTTACTACTCACGAAGCTGCTTTAACAATAGCTGAATCTCAAGTAACAGGTTTAACTGCTGCTTTAGCTGCAAAAGCTAGTGCTGCTTCTTTAGCTACTGTTGCTACAACTGGTGCTTACTCAGATTTATCTGGTACTCCAACTGCTGTTTCTTCATTTACTAATGATTCAAACTATGCAACTACTACTGATGTAACTACTGCGATCAATAACCTAATTGGTGCTGCTCCTGGTACACTTGATACATTAGAAGAAATTGCTACTGCAATTAATGATGATGCTACTGTTTACACAACTTTAAACAATGCAATTACAAATAAATTAGATGCTTCTGCAGTTTCTACATTTGGTGCTTCTTTAATAGATGACGCTGATGCAACTGCTGCAAGAACTACTTTAAATGTTGACTTAGCTGGTACTGATAACTCTACTGATGTTACTATAGCTGCTGGTTCTAAAACTTTTGTATCTTTATCAGGTCAAGAACTAACTATTGGTGCTGTATCTGCTGCTGATATTACTGGTTTAGGAACTATGGCTGCTGAAACAGCTACTGATTATGTACTTGGTTCAACTATTAGTACTTTTGGTGCTTCATTAGTTGATGATGCTGATGCTTCAGCTGCTAGAACTACTTTAGGTCTAGGTACTGTTGCAACTACTGATTCTACTGATTATGCTACAGCTGCACAAGGAACAAAAGCTGATACTGCTACTCAACCAGCTGATATTGCTAACATGGTTGAAACTACAGATAGTATTGATGTATTAGCTGATGTTGATACAACAACTGCTGCTCCTACAGATGGACAACTTCTATCTTGGGATAATACTAACTCTAAATGGGTTCCAGCTGATGCTGCTATTCAAGGTTTAACTTTTGATACTGCTATTAAAACTTCTGCATTTACTGCAGTTAGTATGAAAGGTTACTTTGTTGATACAGCTACTACTGGTGCAGTTACTGTAACTCTACCTGCTTCTCCAACTGTTGGTGATGAAGTACATGTTATAGATGTTGCTGCTAATGCTGATTCAGCTAATATTACTATTGCTAGAAATGGTAATAGAATTGCAAGTCTAACTGAAGATATGACTGTTGCTACTGCTGGTGCTGCATTTAAATTAATCTGGTCTGGAAGTTCTACTTTTGGATGGGTATTAATGAACAAATAATTAATAATATTTATGTGGCCTGTGTATATTACATGGGTCACATACAAAACAAGGAAATTTTAAAATGGCTTTTTATAGAGATATAAAATATAGAGCGTCCGATACTACTGATATTCAAACTTTAGATAATATCACATTTGATGGAAGTTCTTCATATTCATTAACAAGAAATTCAGCAGCATTTACTCCATCTGGTGCTTCTAATATTTTATTGAGTATAGATGGCGTAGTTCAATCTGGTAACTTTACAATTACTGGATCAACAATAGATTTTGGAGTTAATGTACCTGCTACTTCTGAATGTGATTTTATATTACATTTAGGTGTTGGTGTTATTAATACACCAGCTGATGGTTCAGTAACAGAAGCTAAAATAGCTAATGGTGCTGTAAGTTTAGATAAATTATCAGCTACAGGAACAAAAGATTCTACTACATTTTTAAGAGGTGATAATACTTTTGCTACAGTTAGTACTAGTATGTATCCAGCTTTTGAAGCATATGATGAAAGTTCTCAAAGTGTGTCAGATAACACTTATACAAAATTAGATGTAGCAACAGAAAATTTTGATACAAATAATAATTTTGATAATTCTGCAATGAGATTTACACCAACTGTTGCTGGAAAATATTTTGTTTATGCTAAATCAGATTGTGATGCTGGTGGTTATGAAGATTTAAGAGATACACATGTTGCTTTTTATAAGAATGGTTCAATTCTAACTTATACAAACGCAAGATTTATGCAAGGTAACACTAACTCTAATGGTGGTACAGTTGCAACACCTTTTACAAGTGCAGTTATAACATTAAATGGTTCTTCAGATTATGTAGAAGTTTATGTGAAAATTAATTCACAAGATGGTTCAAATGGTACTGCATTGAACTCAATATTCGGTGCATTTAGGATAGGAGATTAATCATGGCAAATTTAAGTACAAAAATACAATTATACGTATCTAAAGTTAATCCAAATATTAAAGTAGACTTTACAAAAGATGTATTACTACAAGATGATAGTAATGGTAAAGGTCCTTATATTAAAGAATGGAACTTAGATATGGCTGACCCTACTAATGCACAATTAGAAGCATTAGAAGCTGAAGCACAAGTTATAGAAAATAACAAACAAGTAATAAATACAAGAAAAAAGTTATATGGTTCATGGGAATCTCAACTTGAAGAAATATATGATCAAGGTGTAGATTCTTGGAAAGCTAGAATAACACAAATTAAAATTAACAATCCAAAGGAGACTGAATAATGGCAATTATAAAAGTAGCTAATACAGGTTTAGATGCATTACCCTCTCAAGTTGAAATGTTAGATGTTTTAACATTTGATGGTAGTCAATCTTACAGCCTTACAAAAAACTCAGTAGCATTTACTCCAGCATCAGCTGATAGTATATTAGTTAGTGTTAATGGTATTGTTCAATCTGGTGAAAACTTTACAGTATCAGGATCAACTATTGATTTTGGTGAAGCTATTCCAAGTACATCTGTTTGTGATTTTATATTTCAATTAGGTACAGGAGTTTTAAATACACCAGTAGATAATTCTGTTACTACTGCTAAAATAGCTGATGGTGCTGTTTCAAGTGCTAAGATGTTTTCTGGTTTTGCAAATGGAATTACAATGGCAGACCAATGGAGATGGACAGCAAACTTTACAGGAAATGCACAACCAATAACAGCTAATTGGGAAAGAAACGATACAAGTTTTGATAAAATTGGAACAGGAATGACTGAAAGTTCTGGCACATTTTCATTTCCTCAGACAGGTATTTACAAAATAAATACTGGTACATTTTATTACTTAAATTCAAATAGTAGATATAATGAAATTGTTATATCATTATCAACAAATGGTGGTTCTAGTTGGACTGCTATTGCTTATGGATATACTAGCATAAGTAACAACACAAGTAGTACAACTTATGCAAGTGCTTCTACAGAAGCAATAGTTGATGTTACAAATGCTTCAAATTTTAAAATTCAAATTAGTGTTAGTCACCATGATACAAACACAACAACAGCTGGAGATTCAGGTAGAAATGATAATTTTACAACCTTCATAAGACTAGGAGATACATAAAATGAATGAACAAGATTGGTTAAATTATGCTTTAGCAAAAATGCACACAGGTCAATGGTTTGGTTGGAAAAAAGATTGGACTGGTGGACATAGAATGTCTTACGAAAATATTATCGTACATGACAGTTCAATTACAAAACCAACTGAAGCTGAAGTAAATGCAAAGATACAAGAATTAAAAGACGCTGAACAAACAGCAATTAACAAAAAAGCATCAGCTATACAAAAGTTAAAAAACTTAGGTGGTTTAGATGATGATGAAATTAAAGCAATAATAGGAGGTATATAATGGCATTAGTTAAAATAAGAAACGAAGCAAAGCATGATGACTTTGTTACAGGTGATGTCAATTTTAAAAACATCATCATCAATGGTGATATGAGCATTGCTCAAAGAGGAACTTCCGCTTCTTCTCTTACTTCAAGTGGTTATCATACAGTAGATAGATTTAGAACTAGATTAGGTGGTGTTGGAACTTGGACACAATCTCAATCAACTGATGTTCCAACTGGTCAAGGTTTTTCAACTTCACTTAAAATGGATTGCACAACTGCAAATGCCTCACCATCAGCAGCAGCATCTTTTTCCATACAACATAAGATAGAAGGTCAAAATTTACAGTATCTTAAAAAAGGAACTTCATCTGCCGAAAGTACAACTCTTTCATTTTGGGTAAAATCAAATAAAACTGGAACTTACATAGCTGAATTATTTGATAATGATAATCAAAGACAAATCTCACAAGCATATACAATTTTATCTGCTAATACTTGGGAAAAGAAAACATTAACTTATGCTGGAGATACTACTGGTGCTTTAGATAATGATAATGACAATTCTTTATTAGTCGAATTTTGGTTAGGTGCTGGAAGTAATTATACATCTGGAACATTGAATACTTCTTGGAACTCTAATACAAATACGAATAGAGTTGTAGGTAGTGTTAATCTTGCAGATAGCACATCAAATGATTGGTACATTACTGGAGTACAATTAGAAGCTGGAACAACTACATCTGATTTTGAGTTCTTGCCACATGATGTAAATTTTGAAAGATGCGAAAGATATTGTCAACTTATTACTGAAGGAGATTCCTCTGCAATAGCTGCTGGTGCTGCTTATAGTTCCTCACAAGCATATGCACCTTATAAGTTTAGACAAAGAATGAGAGCAGCACCAACTTTTACTCAAACAACAGGAACTGGATATTATCGTTTTAGAAATAAATCATCTGATGATCAAGTAAGTTCATTAACTTTTGCAAATGCAAAGGATTTTAGTGTTAGAATAAATGCTTCTGGTAGTATGACTGCTGGTGATGGAGGTTGGTTTACATCAAATAATGCAAGTGCAAAAATACTAGCGGAGGCAGAACTTTAATGATTGATACAGTAACAAAAATATATGACGAAATAGAAAATGTATTTGATAGCTATCAAGTAACTTATGTAAATTCTAACATAGTTAAATCAATACCACTAGACGAAGCAAACACAGATTACCAAGCAATACAAAAATGGATAGCAGATGGTGGTGTGGTAATAGATAATCCACCTACAGAATAATGCCTTGGAACTTATTATTAAATATAGGTGGTAAAGTATTTGGTGAATGGAATAAAAATAGAAAAGAAAAGGCTATATTAAAACATGAAATAGCAAAAGAAGAAATGAAATCTGGTAATACAAGAGCAAAAAGAAATTGGTCTTTATTAGCTGATATAATAATTGCTTTAATTGTTTTAGCACCTTACTGTATTATTCTAATTGCACCATTTACAAATGAACCTATATTAGTTAATGCTTCTGATTATATTAATAATGGAATAAATGAAATACCCAATCAATTATGGATACTAATGTATATGGTTGTGGGGGGAAATTTTGGAGTTTCTGTTAGCAATATAATTACTAATAAAAAGGCACTTAAATAATGAAAAGAAATAAAGATAGTTATGAAGCATATTTACAAATATGTTGTGCTATAGGTATTGCTTTAATATTATTGGTAGCCTTTACAATGTAAAATTTAATATATAGGCCTATTAATTTAGGCCTATATTCAATTCTTTAGACTTTATATAAGTCATATGTGATAGTCAGTTCTTGACCACATTTAATCTCACGTTTAGTAATTAAAAAAGCTCTTTTACCAACAATGGTTGGTTTAATAACTTTGTTACAATTTGGAGTATCAGAGTGATTTAAAAAACCACCTAAAGGTGTTCTTATAATTTCAAAATCATCTACATAATAATGAATCATACCTAGGTTTGTATATGGTTCAATATCATATACAGCAAATAAACCTAATCCATGAATAGATGAATCTCTAACTGTTAAATTATATGGTAATGGTTTATAATTATTCATAAAATATATTAGCTAACATAGTATATGCACCATGTTCATTACCTTTATAAATATAATATAACAATTTAATTATATTATTGATCTGTTTTATCTTTCTTTTTATTATATAAAAAATCATTAAACTTTCCTAATAAGAATCTATCAACCATTACACTTTTATCCATACCTTTAGTATAACCTTCAAATGCTGGTTTAAATTCAACTGTTGATTTATCTTTTTGTTTACCTGATAAATGGATTGTATAAAAAGGTCCATTATCATATCCAATAGCATTATGACAGCCGCTATTCTTATCTGTTTTACTGTGTGTATAGTAGTGTAGTTTCATATTTTCCTTTGGTTTGTAAATGTATGTTCCATGTGACAATTAGCACATAATATTCTACATTTTCTTATTTCTTCTTTTAATCTTTTAATTCCATAACCAGTTGTTGCTATTCCTGATATACCGAATGATTTTGTTTTAGGATTTATATGATCAAAATGTAATGCCATACTGTGTTTTTTATATCCACATATAAAACAACCAAATTTTAATTTAACTTTTTTAATAAAAGCTTTTTTAAATTTAATCAATTTTGATCTGTTACCATAATATTTATGCATTAATTTCCTTTCTAAATTCTGGCTGGACCGGTTGGATTCGAACCAACGATAGCCAAATTAACAGTTTGGTGCATTACCACTTTGCTACGGTCCAGTGTTAGGCCTTTTAAACAGGTTGCCCAGCTGCTTCGGTTTTCTGTAGTTGCTTAAATGTGAGAGAGGATAAGTGGTAGAGAATAACCACCAGCTAACTACATTGTCTTTCGCTTCATCAGTTGCCTCAATAAGGACTTATATTTCTGAGTTTGGGAACTTACCGAAACTTGTATTATCCAACTTCCTGAAAAGCAATATTATCTACTGAATGAGATAACCTTCCAGTTAATGGATTGTAACTTGCTTGACCAGCTTTTCCTGTGTTACCACTAAACCTTGATTTAAGTACAGCGAACTTAATTGTATTACGTTCACTATCCTCAGTTGCCATAAGGTTCCTAGCAAAGGCTATAATATCAAAACTAATTTGTTTTATTGAACCGCTACCTTTAATATCATCTAAAGAAGCCAATCTTCCTTCTTCAAATGATTTACTATCACCACCAGCTTTTCTCAAATGAGAAATTAACGTTAGGTGAATGTTGTAACGTTTTACAATTTTTAACAAACTTGACATTACTTTATCAATAGCCTCATTACCTGATAAACCCTCAGATCCCTCTGATACCGCAATAGTAATATGATCAAGAATTAAATAGCGTGCACCGATTGCAGCAAGATATTCAATTCTTTGTAATAAAGAATCATCTTGAACAGATCCCATATGGTCTAATAAAATTAATCTTTCATCTCCAAAGACTTTTTCATAACCTTTTCTAGCTTCTGCTTCAGTAACATCATCAGGCATTCTAATATTTTTATTAATAGACATACCAATAAGTTTAGTTGCTGTATCTCCAATAGATTCCTCTAATGAAATTAATCCTACTTTAGAAGTTTTATCTTCTAATAATCCTAATATCATTTCTTTAACAACAGTAGATTTACCAGAACCAGTACCAGATGTAAGTAAAGTAATTTCACCTAACCTAATACCCATTAGTTTCTCATTTAAGCCATTTAAACATGGTGGATATGGAATGGATTCGACTGTGCTTCTTTCTTTAAAAGCGTCCCATATCTTTTCACCACTTACAAAACTATCAGGCTTATAAGCTTTTGCTGACCAAATACAATTTATATATTGATCAACTAATCCCTTTTCAAGAGCCTCATTGGCATCTTTTACATGGGTACAATCAACAATATGTGCTTTACCTGGTGTAATAATATGAGCAACTTCATTTCTAGCTTCAATACCATTTTCATCATTATCAAATGCTAAGAATATTTTCTCATATTTATTAACAAATTCTAAATTAGATGCAAC